TTCCTTCTTCGGCTCCTTATCCAGAGCCGGGAAAATTATGATTCTCTTCCGGATGATTTCGCCCAAGTCTATTTTCATTTCAAACCTCCTCGATGAGATAGCGTAAGCGCACCACTCCGTGACGGCTGACGCCGTCTATATCGATTATGATCTCGGCCATGTCCAGGCCGGAATAGACGGCCCGAAAGACCTGTCCCAGGTTGAGCGGTTCACGGCTAAGTGCTTGCAAAATCTTGTCCTGCATTTCCGCACATTCTTTCCGCCCCGGATAGCCTGACCAGACATGGATGGTTGATGTGATCTCCTGGCCGGGCGAGAACTTGTCGGACCAGTCGCGGCCCGTGACCTCGCCCATGACGACATAGGGCATGACCACGTCCTTCCCGGGGAAGTCGTCGAAGACCGCGAAGCCTGTCTCCGCAACGATCCGGTCGCGCTGGGCCTGGTGGAGAGCGAGGAATGGGGATTTCATTTCCACTCCTTCCCCAGGACCCGTTCGATTCTAATCACAAGCTCGCCCTCGAAGTCGTCGTAGGCGGGCGTAAGGTAGGGCCTGGCCCGAAGCCCCCGCTCCGCAATCGCCTTGCAGATCGGCCAGGCGCTCTCAAAGCCGTGATGGCGGGCCCAGGCCTCAAGCGCCTCCATCGGCGGGAAGTGCGGCTTCGTCCCAAATTCGACATAGGGTCCGTACTTCGCAGTTGGCCCGATCTCGGCCTCGATTTTTTTCGGCGAGAATTCCGCCAGGATCGAAGTCGCGAGGTTCCCGGTGTCCATGGCCGGAGCGGTTCTAAGATAGGCCTTGGCGCGGGCCTGCATCTTGAGGGCCACGTCTCCCACCTCGGCCTTAATCTCTGCCTCCTTCTCTTTCGGCACGCGCTTCAGGAGGTCGGTGATTTCCTTAGCGCCCCGAAGTTCAACCTTGAATTTCACTTCGCCTCCCGGCAAAAAAATTGCAGGAATTGATGGGCTTCGTCGATATCAATAATCGATTCGATTTCGAGAATCCGCCCGCCGGCGCTTATCCGCATGTCCTCCTTGACGTCCTGTCTGAATCTCGTCGTGATGCGGTGCGTGACTTCGGCCTGGATCTGGTGGGCGAAGAAATACTCCCGCCCCGTAAGCGGCTCGATCTTCGCCCAGGCCTCGCCACAATTCACCCACGTCATGGGCTTTCCCCCGTAGCCGTCGTCGGTGGGGATCCCCTGCTGGAAGAAGATCCGGCGGTTGAGTTCCCCGATAGAAGGATATTTCATAGTCTAATGATCCTATATGGTGCACAGAGTCCATTGATCGCAGCAAAGACCTTCGGCTCGTCCACTTGGCCGCGGCCGTCATAGAGCACGGCCAGGGCGGCGAGCGCCGCCTGCCTGAGCGCGGCCGGGACGGCGGAGGCCAGGTCCCCGTAGCCGGCCCTTGCCGTGATTATGAAGGAGGCGAAGCCGCGGTGGGTCGGCCAGACGCAGCCGCTTTTGAGCATGACCCGCCCGCGTGAACCGGTGATGTCCACAATATAGGTTGAGGAGCTGACTTCCGTTTTCACCCCTGCATCGCTGATCACTTCGATTTTTGTGACCTCCTGGAGCGGGGATTTCGGGATCTCGATCGACTCCCCGACGTTGTCATAGATGAGCTCGAATGTTCTGGTCAGGAGGGTCCGCCAGGTAAGCTTTTCCACCAAATCCTCGGCGCTTTCGATGAGTGAAGTGATGAGCGCGTTATCGTCGGCCGAGTCGACACGCAAATAAATCTTGGCTTCATCCAGCGTTATGACACTCATCAGGAGTCCCTCCTTGTTGCTTTCGGGGCCGGCCTTTTCTCCATCTTCTCAGACAATCTTTTTGCCGCCGAAACCATTTCCCTGACCAAGATTTCTTCCGCCTGCTTAGTGGTCATGCTCTCGCCTCGCTCGTGGCCGACGGGAATTATCGGCCCGGATGTCAATTCGGATATCAACGCAAAGACGCCTCCACTTGCGAGGATTATGGCCTCGATAAAGTTGAAGCCGCCCTTCGCCGAATATCCCGGAGAGCTTGCCGCTATAATCCCGGCGGGAAGTTTGGCCCGGGCGGCAACCGATAACGCGGGAACCGAGGCCAGAGACAGGGACGGGAAGGCCGCCTTAAAGACGGCGGCTGCGAGGGCGGGACTACTTGCGAGCGCGATGGAATTAAAAAAGTCCGACCCCCCGACCGCAGCGAAGGCCGGGCTGGAGGAGAGAGTTCGGCTGGCATATAACGTACCGATTGCCGCCATGATAGCCGCCGGTGTCGAGGCCAGGGTAAGGGCCGAGTAGAAGTTGGCCACGGCGGAAGGACTTAGGGCGGGGCTTGACGCCAGCGTCAGGGCCGGAAAAATCCCGAGAAAATAGGCCATCGTCGCAGCGGGGGTTGAGGCGAAAGTCAGAGTGTTAAAGAGGTTCATTCCGCCTATCATGGAGGCGACGGGGGTGGAAGGGAGGGTGATCGTGCTGAAGAAGTCTGCCGCCCCCGCCCGGCTTAACGAAGGTGTCGAAGCCAGGTTGACACTCCCGAGTAAATCCGCCGACGCGGCGCGAGATAAGGTGGGCGTCGAAACAAAAGCAGCCAGGGACGGAGAAATCGCGACGAAGGTGCTGTGGGAGCAGGCCGGCGTCGAGGAAAAAGCGTCCGCGGGACTTTCGTTATAAGTGGCGCCCGTCTGGACGACGTAATCCACCTCGATCATGAGGTTTTCCCAATAAGGGACGGGACTAATATCGCTCGAGTATCCCACTCGGCACTTTAGGGCATTGACGGCCGCCTGATCCCAACCGCCCACGGGATTCGGCAGCTGAACGGATTTATAGAACATGGAGGATTCGGACATATCGCCCGAAAAGATATTGGTGCCTGTGCCGTCCTCGTCGATCACTTTGGTCGTGCCGTTATTGAGGCTCGTCCCGGACGACATATAGGCCAGGAGGCCGCGGGCTCCATTGACCGAAAGAGCGTCGCTTAGGTCGGCAAATGCCACCTCAACATAATCGCTCGCCCCGATTGTCGTCTGCTTGATGTAGTCCGAGTTCATCGAGATCGGCACATCGTCGAGCTCGATATTCGCGGGGTTTGAGGCATCGTTGACCAGGGTCCCGCCGTTATCATAAATCTTGGTCGCGGGGTTTGGGCTCGACGTTCCCGGCCCATTGGGCGAAAGACCTTTGCCGACGCCGCTAATCGGATAATCGCCGGACGTAATAGAGAAGGCGACGTTATCGATCCAGAGCTCGCCCGTCGCGGCGTTTAGGTGGAAGCCAAGATTATGGTCCGCCCAAGTGGTATACCCGCTGACCCCCGTCTGCACAAATTGGGTTTGGTCGGATTCTTCGATTTTCCATTCGACCGTAAAAGTCCCGGAATTTAACACCATCCGGACGTTGAGCCTATACCAAATATCAATCGACACGACCGGCCCGACGACGTCCGGGACGACTTGGCCGTTTACTCCCGCGATGAGCGCGTGATCGCTTGACCGGATCCCAATATAATGATCGGATCCAGACGGGCATTGACAAAAGATTTCCGAGCGTGCGGATGACGGGAAAGTGTGATAACAAAAGTCGAGCCGTGCGACGATTATCGACGTCGCCGGCGTGCTTGGCGGATTCACATAGCAGAGAGCCGCCGTCCCGGTCTTGTAGATCCGGAGCCCGTAATTCCCGCTCTTTTTTGCCGCCGCTTCGATAGTCGGCCCGCCAGTGACATTTGAAAATAGGCCTCCCCCGTTAATCGTGGGGGCAACCCCATGTTCAAATCCACTATTCCAGACAAGCGCCGGCATTTATTTTTACCTCAAAAAAATATCAGCTTGCGGTCTCTGAGCACGTCACCGTGACATTCAAGGTGTCCCCGTTCTGGACTCCCCGGGGAACTGTAAAGTCGCCCACTCCGAGAAGTGTCCCCGTGGCACCGCCCTTCGTGGAGTTATCGGTCTGGAAAGCGCCATAGACGTCGTCAGTGGCGTTGATGTTGAAAACGGCCTTTGCGGCGGAATTGTCAACGCTGACCGTGGATGTCCCCGTGATCGTCCCCGGCGTCCAGGCGGGCCTGGTGCCGTTACTATAGACGGTCAGCTCGGCCCACGACGCGTGCGAGGCCATCGTATCAGCAATGACCGGCGTACCGGTATCCTTCAGGCCGACATACCAGAGCGGGCTCGCAAGCCCCGTCTTGAGCGTCGCGTCCAGATACTTGGCCGCACCCGCCGTGACCACCATGTTGTCGAATTCCTCGATCCAGACAACCTTTCCGTCCCGAACGCATTCGACCTTGAAATGGTGTTTGACCCGGAGACTGAGGCCGATCCCCGCGTTCATTTCAAGCGATGCGGCGGCTCCGACCGCAGCCTTTGATTTTGTAAGAATATCACTCATTTTATCGTCTCCTTTTTTTGGTCCGCTGCGGAACCTCCGCCGGTGCCTCGATTTTCACTTCCAGGACGAGCTCCTTGTCCTCCTCGGCCCAGCCCTGGCTGAGGAATATTCCAGCCAGGCGCGCGGGGAGGTCGTATTTCTTCCCGGCCTCGTATTCCCGGATCTCGAGCCCGTCGGGGCTCCCGCGCTTCGACGTAAGCATGCGGACTTCCATCGTGTCTCCTCCAAAAAGTAAGTATGGGAGGGGAACTTAGTCCCCTCCCGAAAATTCAGCTTCAGACAACCGGCTTGTGACGGGCGTAACCCTTGACGATTATGGCCCCGGCGATCCCGGTGCCCGTGGTCGTGTCGACGCGGAGATACCGCTTGTTGCCTCTATAGGCGAAAACCTTGACC